TAGCAGGTCAGGCGAGCCGAGGACAGTCGAGGGCTCCCACAGGGGGCGTCCCACGGTGTCGGTGAGCTTGCGGAGCGAGCCCATCGTCTGGTCGGCCGCGAGCCAGTAGCAGGACCGCGACTGACGGTACGGCGCGATGACGCTGTACTCCATGTCGATCAGGTTGGAGTAGGACGGACCGCCTTCAACCTGGTTGGACGCGGACGCCGCACCGGAAACGCCGGAGGCACCCGTGACCGCGACAGGCGCAGACAGGATGTTGCCGGAGATGCCGTTGCCGCCGTTGATCAGCGAGGAGCCGAGGGCGTTGCCGATCGCCCGGCCGGCAGACATCGCCAGGTAGCCGAGCAGGTTGACGCCGGAGTCGTCGATCAGTTCGCGCGCTACCTGGATTAGGATGCCGAACTTGTTGGCGGTCAGCGTCTTCTGCGCGAAGACCGGGTCAGCGGTAGCCAGGGTCGCAGACTGCGCGGCCGAGACGCCGACCTGGATGCCGGCCGAGGTGAGACCGGTGTGCTGGTTGACGATGGGAACCTGGATCGGCTCGCCGCCCGCCGTGTTCAGCACCGTGGGGCCGGTCTGCATAACACCCGAAACTTCGATCAGGTACGACAGAAGCTGGTCGTAGAAGTCGATCGGGACAATGCCGGCGTTGGTCTGGTTGGTGAACGAGCCGGGCGCCATGTAGGCGTCGGTCAGCACACGGACTTCGTACGGGCTGATAGGCCGGGTCGTCGCTAGCCGCTGCATGATCCGGGACTCGGACGACACGATGTCGAGCGTCCGCTTCTCGCCCCGGGCAAAAGCCCGCATTTCAGCTTCGAACGGGTTGTCCTGGCGCCGCGCGCCGGGGTTCGCTGTCCGCTGCTCCAGCTGGCCGTACATCTCGTCGGTCGCAGCAGAGCGCTTCTCGTCTTCGAGGATCTGCTTGAGGCGCTTGTCGACGCCGTCGAGCTCCTCGTGCATCGCGTCGAACGAACGCTGCTCGTCGTCGGTGAAATTGCGCTTCTCAGTCGCAGCAGCCTGGGCGAGAGACTGGATCTTGGCCCAGACGCCCTGCTCCTGCTCGTGAAGCGACTTAGCAAGGTCGGAGGCCATTGCCAGTCCTTTCCAATTGGATCAGGACCGGCTCCAGCGGTTTCCGCGTGGCCTCGGTACGTGCAGTTACCAGGTTACGGGACAGACCGGGCAACGGGAAAGCCCGGCATAAGCACGGTGCGTATGCCGGGCCTCCGCTTATGCTGCGAGGTCAGCTCGCCGCGGGCGGCACGACGTTCGCCACCGAGGAAGCCGAAGCGTCCAGGCTCGCCTGGGCCGCCGCTACCTGCGCGACCGCAGCGTCGAGCGCCGTGGTGTCCACCGTGGCAGGCAGCGCGGCGAGAGCAGCCTGAATAGCCGTCACGCCCGTGCCGATCTCCGTGATGTCCGCCTGCATGTCGGCAAGAAGCGCCGTAATGGTCGCCGTCGCCGTGTCGATGTCGGTCTGTTGCTGGCTCTGCTCGGACATAATTTTCTCCAGTTTCTGGTTGATTCGCTGCTCCATCTTCTGGAGCTCGCGGAGGATTCGCCTGTCGTCGTCCACGGGTCAGTCCTGCCCGTCTTCCGCGGAATTAGTCGATCACGGTGAGCTTGTCCCGCATGGCGAACACTTCGGCGAGGGCCTCGGGACCGGAAAGCGTGCGCTTCTCCTCGCCCGACGCGTCTTCGGTGCCCTCGCCGTCGCGGAACGACTTGGGGCGTCCCCGGCCGGGGCCGTTGCCGTCGTCGTAAGCGTGCGGAACGTGGTCGCCGCCGTGGCCCTCGGCCATCGAGCAGGGAATGCCGTCCTTGCTGCCCCAGCAGCGTCCCTGGCAGCCGCCGTCGTGACCCTGGCCGAGCACGCACGGCTCACCGCCTACCCACTTGCGGCACATCGTCTCGTGATTGTGCATCGCCCGGGACTCTTCGACGTGCTCGGCGAACTCGTCGGCCGTGTGCTCGCGCTGCTCAGGCTCTCCGGCGGGCTCGTCTTTGAAGCTCCAGGTGCGCAGGGCGACTGCCGGGTCGTCGAGCATCTCGCTGTCGCGGACTTCGGGAACAGACTCAGGCTGCGGGGCAGACGGGCGGCCGGTGCGCGTGAAGAACCGCATCGCCTGCCCGGCTTCGAGCATGCTGCGGACCTCAGCGGGCTCGGCGTCGACCCACATGGCGAGGGACTCCACGGCGCCGGTCATGTTCCGGGCGACCACCGAAGTATCGCGGTAGGCGGGGTCGAGCACGGGCGCGACGTCGAGCAGGGCGACATTGTGCAGAGACCGCATCGGGTAGTTGTAGTCGGTGACGCCCCACTCGTCGTCGGTGCCGGGCTCGGCGCAGCGGAACGCGAAGGAACTGTAGCGGACGTCGCCGCGCTGGATCAGCTCCAGGATGTCACCGCGGTGGTTAGGCGGGACGACGTCGTAGCGCAGGCCGCGCTCATCGATATCAAGGCTCAGCGTGCCGGCCGCCGTGGTGCCGAGGACCATGTCGTCCTTGTGGTTGTACCGGCAGACGACGTCGGGGTAGCCGGCGTTGCGGGCCTCCTCGAAAGCAGTCGGCATGACCCGCTCGACGAACCCGCCGAGACGCCGGGACAGCTTCCCGAACGCGGCGGCGTACCCGGTGATGTGCTGAGGCTGGCCGTCGCCGATGCTGCGGATCTCCGGCACGTCGGCCAGGAACCGTACCTCGGGGTACAGGGAGTCGAAGGACCGGCCGGTGCCGGAACTGGCCTCGTCGTGCTGAATGCCGTGCTTTTTGGCCGCCGCCAGGATACTGGGCATTGCTTCCTTTCCGAACCGGGCGCCCTGGGCGGCGCGGGCGAGGGCATTCCGCACGTGGGCGGCATCGTGGAGGGGGAAGTGGCGCAGCTTGCCGGGCACAGTCTTCCCGTTGACCTTTTTGCCGCCCGGTTCGATGTAGCCGAATGCGCTGTCAGGCAGGTTGTCCCGTGCGGCGCTGTCAAGTACAGCCATTTTCAGCTGATCTCCTTCATGAACAGCGCGAGCTGCGCCCTTCCTATAGAACAGGGTAGGTACCTGCTACTTGACGTGCAACGTTTCATCGCTTATGACCGTTCGCCGAAAGGACCACGTCGCGCAAGTCGTCGCGTCCTGGCACCCAGGGAGCAAGCAGGTGGCTGTCCGGTACGTACGGTCCCGGCTCAGCCGCCTCGATCCGCTGGGCGCGCTCGACGATCCGCGCGTAGATATGCCGGGCGGCTTCGCGGTCCTCGTAGTCGTAGGACATGTTCCGCTGCACGCTGATCAGCGACGCCAGGAACGACGCCGGGTCCTGGGCGAGAGGCAGCGGGGCATTAGGCATGCCGATCGCCGTCGTCCCGGCCGGCGGAACAGGGCCGGTCACCGAAGGCGCCGTCGCCGGGCCTGCCTCCTGGCCGGGAGTGGAACCGGGACCGGAAGCACCGCCGCCTCCGCCTTTCCCGGGAGGGCCGCCTGCACCGGGAGCCGGAGCAGTAGCCTGCGGGAGCCTGCCCTGGGCGATATAAGTCTTCTCCAGCTTGATCAGCCGGTCGGTAGCGACGTCCATCTCAAGCACGACGCTCTTAAGGAACGACTTCGGAATAGCGCCGGCCCTGGTGCCCATCGCGTTCATGGTCGTCAGGGGAAGCTCTTCCGCGCCGACACCGCTGGCCAGCGGAGCTAGGTCGAGCTCTTCGCGGATCTCGTCGGCGGTGCGGATGCCGATGTTCCGCTGCGTCTGGAAGATGTTCATCCGGGCTTCCAGGTCTGTCTTCAGCAGCGCGTCGGTATAGAAACGGGTGAACCTGTTCCTGGGCAGCAGGTCGAAGAAGCTCTGCTCGAACCGGACCAGCCACGGGCGCAGCGCTTCGATGATCTGCAGCGTGGACTGCTCGCTGGTGGCGTACGTCAGCGAGTCGCCGCGGGTGCCGCCCAGCCGGTCGGGCGGGAGGTTGAGGATCGCGGCGATCTGCGTGGCGTTCAGCTGCATCGCCTCGATGAACTGCGCTTCCGACGGCGGCACGGTCACCGGCCTGTAGTCCCAGTCGCGGCCGTACACCAGGGGCTCGCGACGGCGGAGGCTGGTCACCAGGGACGCGCGGATCTCAGCAGCCTGGGCGGCGTTCACTTCCATTTCGGCGTTCTGGAAGGTGCCGGGCGGGAAACCGCCTGCCTCGTACCAGCTGGTGCCGTACCGCTGGGCCTCGTTGCCGGCCAGGATCGTCAGGGCGAACGCGCGCAACGGCGAGATAGCCTCGACCCGGCCGGGCAGGGTGATACCGCGGACGTGAAAGACCTCGGCGTCGGGTCCGTTCCAGATAACTTCACGGCCGAAAACGAACACCTTCGCGCGCAGCGGGTTGGCGGTCTGCTGGTCCTGCGGTTCGAGAACGTAGACGTCCTCCGGCGGAATCCACTCGATTCCCGTCGGGAAGCCGTAGCCGTCCTTGCCGGTGATGAACCCCCAGCAGTTCCCCTGCAGCAGCACCGACACCATCGCCTGGGCCATCCAGTCGAAGAACGTCCCGATGACAGAAGGCCGGTCGAAAATGGTCGGGCCGCCGTACAGCCGGTGCTTGCCGGGGCCGAAGCCGGTGGACGACTCAAGGCTCTGGTAGACGCGCAGGGGAAGAGAGGCGGCGTTGTCGGCCAGGAGCTTGACGCCGGCGTAGAGAGCCGGAAGCCCCATCGCTTCCTGGGGGCCGTAGAACTGCCTCGTCGGGTGAACCGGGCCGCCGGTATCGAACCGCCAGAACGGGTTAAATTTTCCCACGGCTTCCAGGGCACGCCGCCGATAACGCGCTGTTCTTCAGCAGATGCCCTGATGCTCTCAATGAGTCCCATGGGAAAGACCACCCCCTCCCATACCGTAAGATCGGGTTTCATGGGAGGAAGACAAACGCCTGACCTCAGCAATCTGGTCTTCGGAAAGCTCACCGTCATAGCCCGTGACTGGGCACACGAAGGAGCGCACGCCTACTGGCTCTGCCTCTGCGAATGCGGAAAGCAGACGAGTGTGACGAGCAACGCCCTGCGCTCCGGTGCGACTGTGAGCTGCGGATGCGTGCGCAGGAAGAAAACGATCGACCGCTCGACTAAACACGGGCTTATCCCGCGGACAGCAGACCACCGGACGTACAGCTCGTGGTCCGGCATGATGAACCGCTGCTACAGCGAAAACTCGCCGAGGTACCCCGACTGGGGCGGGCGCGGAATTACCGTCTGCGACCGCTGGCACGAGTACCCGAACTTCCTGGCGGACATGGGTACGCGCCCTGCGGGAAAGACAATCGACCGGATCGACAACAACGGAAACTACGAACCGGGAAACTGCCGCTGGGCAACGCCGAAGGAACAGTCCGCTAACCGGCGCAACAGCCGGCCGCACTGAACCGTCCACGAAGCAGTCCTCCAGCTAAGGATTGCCTGGCTCCGCGTGAACGGCCGCAGGGTATCTCTCCTGCAAGAGTAGGGCTAGCCGGCTACTGCGGCATAGATGCCCCGGGGGCGGCCTTAACACGCTCGACGGGAACCTTGAGGCCCTTGCGGTAGCCGTAGCGGCTGGCGAGGTACGTGATCGCGATGACCTTGGCGAGGTAGAACCAGCTGCGGCCGATGACGAACCCGGTGACGGTGAACAGGCCGAGGAAGAGAGTGAGCGCGACCGCGGACGGCGGGTTGGCCTCGGCCAGCCGGGTGGACTCCTGGTCCATGAACTCAACGGTCGCCCGGTCCATCACTGCGGTCATGAGGCCAGGGTACCTGCCGGAACAGAAAACAGCCCCTCCCGGTAGCTGGCCCGGAGGGGCTCTTTTCGGCGATTTATTGGCCGGGACCGAGATCCGGCTGTTATCGTCGGCTGTTAAACGGCCGTCAGCAGGGGCGTACCGGCAAGTCTTTCCCTGCCGCCGGCACCAATCAACGAGCTAAGGATATCCATGCTGACCAGGGTTTCCGTACCCCTTTCGGCATACTCGCGGGTAGTTCTGACGGGGCTGTCAGCGTGCCTCGCCCTGGTCCTCGGCTCCGGCCTGGTCCTCGCGGGTACTGCCCAGGCAGCCGTGCTTAAACCAGCTGTTACGGCAGCTTCCCC